ATTTGTTTGAATATAATAATTTTCATCATTTTGTATTATTACCAAATATAAGTTATCCAACACAAGAATATCCTGAAATATATCTCAAGGATAATATCAAAGCAAGAAATACAACATTTACTAATAATAATTGGGATATTTTAGATGATAACAACTCCGATACATTAAATGAAAACGGTAATAGTAGAATTCAAACATTTTATAGTGTAGAGTATATTGCCCCTCCACCTCCAGTTGGAGGTACTGAATTCTGGGTAGCTACCCAACGTACTACAGATCCTGCTGCTTTTTCTACTAACACTGATTTTTATCCAAGACCAGAGCAAATGGGAAACGTAAATTATTATGAGTATATAAAACCCATGGTAATAATTGCAGATTGTATATCAAATGGTGGATGGACTGCATCAACAGCACAGCAATTTATAAACGGAGAACTTGGTTGTACTGCCCGATTTCCGAGTATTACAACAAGTCTAAACGAAATTACAGAGGGTAAACGATCTGTATGGCTTAAACGTATAGATAATGGACCATTATTTAGAAATGCAGGGGACAGATACGCAGATGGAAGATTTAAACCTTGGGCAGCTGTTCAAGGAGCAGAATTAAAAGAGGATATAATAGAATGGGTAGAAGCATTAAGAGATGCTGGAGGTATACCAGATTACGTAGTTTTAGATGCTCCGCCAGGAGACGGTAATAAATTTAGTTCGTGGGACGCAGGGTTTACTTTTACTATTAATAATATAACTACCGATCCTTTAGCATCTGCTCCATGGTATAGTTCTAGAAGTTTCGATGATCTTTATTCAACGGGCAATCCAACTGACATGTCATTTGATGGTCTTTATTCGGGTACGTCGACATATCACCCACAACTAAACACTCAGTATTTGTATTGGAATATTGCAGTCTCGGGTATTCAGACTGCATTCTTGGACGAGTTCGTTTACAAAACCATTATAGAGTATTGGGGCGGCGTTTCAAAATTTACTAATTATAATTCTATTATTTCATCTATGGGCAGTTCAATATATGATCATAATGGTCATCCATTATTATCTGCAAGTTACGTAGGAGATGCACTGTGTCCTGTACTTTATGCTGGGTGGAAATGGCCTGATGCTTATGGTGTTGATGCATTAGACCACTCACAAATTATTAGAAATAATTATGGTCGAGCAACTGTGCCGTTTGCCCTCAATACATGGAATCAACTTTTACTATTAATACAAAAAATAAGAGGAGTTAAACGAGAGGCCCCACCAAACACACCTATTAGACCTTGGATCAATAGTCCTACTTGGGGTGGAGATGATACCTATAATCCAAAATGGATACAACAACCACTTCTATACAATGAATCTATTAAACACTTTGCTTTAATAGGTTCTGAGATGTTTAATTATTTCAATCTTGTTGCAGAAAACACAAATACAACCAACTTAAATAAACTTGAGTCAATATTAGAGGAAATTAATCTCCTAACAGGAGGATTTAGATTACACCCATTAAATACAGAAAAAATAAGCTTTTTAACAAACTATATTATAAGTGGATCTCCTATTGATGATGGAACTTATATATGGAGAGTAACACCAAAACCAAATTTCAGTTTAGTAGATGCTAGTAACAATATAATACCCCTTGATCCTGATGGGGGTGCTTGGATATTTACGACAACATCCACTCCACCTACTATTGAAGCGGCTATACTTGACTCTTCCTCACTCGCTCAAGCAACTTCTATTTTTAATTTTGGATTTAGAGTAAGTTATAACATAGGAACTCAGAGTAGTACTGACCAAAATGGATTAGGAGAGTCCAGACGAGTTGGTGCTTATGGTATAGACAGATCATCTTTTACGTGGGAACGATTTATTACTTTAAATGAAGAAGATTCATATAATCCTTCTTCTGGAGGATTAAATCCATGGAGTCTGAAAAAATGGTATCAGTGGGGGTGTCGTAATTTTCAGTTACATTGTCCGTTTGGTAAGGTTGCAGGAGACAAATTACAAAAAGCAGTATATGAAGTTGATCAATTTATAACTGCAAGGGATGGGTTGATCATCAATGGTGTAATTCAAAATACTCCATGCCCATGGTTAACTAATGATTTTGTGTCAGTAATCAAAGCATTAACTACAGGTACACAAGGAACACTAAGTGATTCTACGTGGAATTCGTGGACAATAGGATCTAATGCTTGGTTTGATCCAACCAGTCCAATTGACATGATGTGTTATATTGGAGCCATGGCAAATCCAGATTCAGCGCCTGAGACTGAGGGATATTCGGAATATATTAATAGATGGCAGGCACTATTTGACACAGGTGGTGCAGGAGGTATACGATTACAAGAATCTGTTGCTCCCTTTATTGAAGCAAACTGTAAAATTATGTTTGATGCCTCAGTGATATCTCCAGGACCCACACCAGGACAAAATGTACCTCTTATCAAAATTAATGAGGCAACACAAATAGGTTGGTGGACTTTCTGGATTAATACAGAACAACTAATAGGAAAATCTCGAATGTATGTGGAGGCTCATCCATTCAAGACAGGCACTCCCGCAGATCCATCCTCATTTGTAGCATCGGACAATCCATATTTGGGATATAATATAATTGCTGATGATGATTGGTCATATTCCAAATGTTGTCCATATACTTTAGGACATACGGGTCCACACGCAACAAGTGAAATGGGTAATATAGAATTTTGGAGATCTATTTGGCAAACAGACGACCAAACACTGACTCCACTAATTGCAACTATTACAAATCAAGATCAAGTTGAGACGTTAGAACGATATTCATTCTTAAACTCCCTTCCCAATTCTCAAGTGGTGCCTGTTACTATAAATTCCAGTACTACTGAACTCCGTCTCAGGGTAGCAACATGTTGTGAGCCAACTCATAATTATTATTGGAGTGATATATATGCTTCTTTGATTGCTTTTCATCTTTTAGAAAAACAATCAATACGAGGTGAACCATTACCTGAATTTAATATAACAAAATCAGGAATATTTGTACCAGCAACGTTGCTGCAGATTTTACCTACATCATATCCTAATGATCCCAGATATTTACAACAATTTGGATCTAGATTTTTATCCGCATCATCGTTTATTCTATATCTTGCAACCATTATAACTTCTCCTGCTATTCCTGCCGCGTTTATAACTCTAAGAAATACATTTGATTTTAGAACTCAAAACACATTGAGTACGGCGCCATTTACAGGAGTTCTAACTCATATAGAATTAAATAATTGGCAAACCTTATTACAGAATTTAGCCAACAGTCCTGGGAATTCTTTTAATATGGCAGTATATTCTAAAATATACAATCAGCTGAAAAATACCAACGAATATCAAAGTGAAACAGGAGGACCTAATGAAATAGGCCCCTGGATGATGCAGAATAAAGCATATTTTGATTGGCGCCATACTCGAAATTACACTTATACGGCCGTACAATCTAATTACTCCTATAATACTGAATGGGTAGATAACTGCCCAGCTATTAGAGAACTATATGTTTTTGGATTACAAGATACAGATCAAGCTATTTTTTTAAATGAATCGGGGGGTAAAAATTTAGCATGGCAACTAAATATAGTTCGTCGAGCTCGAGCAATTAATAATACAACTGCTACGCCAGGAATACAAACAGATGCTGTAGGTAGAGCTATAGATATAGCGGAAACTAGATTAAATACAATATTGACGCATATTGCTGATAACCGATACCCTATAGCTAGGGATCCGTATTGGGGATATGACTGTAACCCAAATATAGACGTAAGTACATCTAATATAGGAACAGGATCTTATTTAGGGGATTCCTGGGGTACGGAAGCTATAATCTGGATGCTTAAATACTACGAATACAAATTGAATTTAACTCCAGCAGGGCAATTAATAATTACTAAATTAAAAGCCGCTTTAAGGCATCAAGTAGAAAGATACATTCTTAACTGGACTGAAAAAAGAGCTTGGTATACTAAGGGATCGATAGGATCCTTTACCGGCCGACCAAATACTAACCAGTGGCAAGACCCTGCTTCGTCGTTGGTAAACACGTGCCTATATTTAGGTGACTCTAGGTTAAAACACCAATATGAAATAGGCGTAGGTTTAGTAATGGAAGCCTTACTTCTCTGTGGCAATAATTACCCAGAAGGTATAGCTTATGCTTTACAGTCAGTTCAGTCCCTATTACAAGCCGTCTACCATATGCAACAGGCAGGAGACCACAGATTGGACGATTTACCTTTTGTCAAAAATATTTGGAAATGGATGTTAGATATGAACCTACCAGGTAACTACGTGGTTAACCACTCTGACTCACGAAATCATACAATCCCGTCTTGGGAAATAGATAGCCCGACTAATACAACTGCAATGTCGGTAATAGTTGCAAATACAGACATATCCAAAGAATCTGTAAAATATCTGTATGAAGGAAATGCCTGGGAGTCAGAAATACAAATAAAACACTCGTTGAATAGCTTCAATACAGTAGTTCCTCCGACTCCTCCATTTGCTAATTTTGCTGTATATCCAGGTTTGGACCCCAGTATTCCAACTTTACCACAACAACAGATTTTGTGGCGCACAGGTAGGAACAAACCACGTGCTATTGCCAATACTACAGGTTCAGCTCATTTTGCAATTGTAATAAAAGGCGGAACAGAATTAGATGGACACTATCATAGAGACTTAGGCAATGTAGCCATTTATTGTGGCAAAAGAATAGTACTTATGGACTGCGGCTCTGCTGAGTACAGTCAACAAGATTATAGAATTAACTTTGGATTAGTAAGCGGACATAATATCATGCAGTTGCATGGAAGAAAATTGGCAGAAGACCAAGATTATGGTAATTACCGAGGCCCTATAGCCGCTCCTGTTACTGTAAATACTTTAAACAATACAACAGGGGATATCACCTTAAATACCACTTCCTGCTACGAAAATACATCGTATGGTATTAAGCCAGCACTAGTGAGTTCTGTTACTAGGAGAGTGCAATGGGATAGAGACCCAATCATCGTCAATAATGACTTGGTAGTAACTATAGACGATACTTGTGAATTTACAGTTTCAGGAATTCCTGGGACCCCAGTTGGGGCCTCAGCAGAACATTATAGATTTCATACTGGGTGCCCAGGCAGTGGCACAATAACTATTGTTGGTAACAATTCTAATGCAGTTACTGCTACATGGCTAGACACAGACGGTACTGTAGCAGGAGTAACTAACACTATGGTATTTAGTGTTCCAGGAGACACCAACAGGATGCTTCACGTTAAAGCCGTCAACAAATACGATAAGACTAAACCTAGGCTTGAAGGTTCAGATCTAGAGACCGACTTAATTTTTGCAGGTAATTATATTCATAAAGCTATTATTATAACGCCTCTAATAAGCACAAATAGTTTAGCTCTACGCACAGTAATAACAGTACCATGGGATGATAACAAAGGTTAATACAAATTTGACTTTAATTTATATTATGATATAATGCTCTTTATGAAAATTGACGAAATACGTGAAATGGTATCAATAGACTCTAAAATAAATCATGGATCTTTGGACACAGAAGCTTTAATAATACCACAGACACATAATAAATATCTGTGTATTTTCATGGACGAGAAACTTGTTTTAGCAAAACTCGAATCTGATCTAAGAATTATGAACAAAAACAAATGGTTGTATTACTCAGGAAAGATGTCTCAAGAAGAACTAAAAGAGTTACAATGGGAAGTATTTGATCTTTCTTTACTCAGAACAGATGTGGATAGGTTCATTTATAGCGACAAAGAAATAATAACACTTCAAAACAAATGCCTGATGCAAAACGAAAAGGTAAATTACCTAGAACAAGTAATTAAGTTGATTTCCAATAAAATATGGAATATACGTGCTGCATTGGATTATATTAAGTTCACTCAAGGCATATGATAACAATAACTGAAATAGACTCAGTTTATATCAAAATAGACTGTGAAAAATCTACAGCAAAAGAAATAAGTTCTTTTTTCACATTTAGAGTTCCTAATTGTCAATTCACTCCATCCTTTCGTAATCGAATGTGGGATGGTAAAATTCGCCTATTCAATATGATAAATGGATACTTGTATAGGGGATTGTTAGATCATCTATTAGAGTTCATGAATGATCGAAGTTATAAAGTAGAATATCATCCAAAATATTCAGTAGAGGCACCAACACAAGAAGAAATAACCAAATTTATTTCATCTTTTCCTGTGTATGTAAACAAAAAGGAAATTCAATTACACGACCACCAAATAAAGGCAATAACCAAAGTAATACAAGATAAACGAGTATTGTTAGTATCTCCTACTGGTAGTGGTAAATCTTTGATGATTTACTTTATAATAAAATATTGGTTAAGTGTCCTGCCGCAAGACAAAAAAATCCTAATTATTGTTCCTACTACTGGTCTAGTCGCACAGATGTTACACGACTTTAAAGACTACTCTAATGGTGAAATAGGCAATGATTGTCATGTCATATACTCTGGTCATAGCAAAATTACAGATAAAAGAATCGTAATTTCTACCTGGCAAAGTATATTTCGAGAAGATGTGAGTTATTTTGATAAGTTTGGTGGAGTAATAGGAGATGAAAATCATCTATTTAAGGCCAAATCCCTTACCTCTATAATGACCAAACTAAAAGACTGTCAGTATAGAGTAGGAACAACTGGTACACTAGATGGAACAACTATTCATAAATTAGTACTAGAAGGCCTTTTTGGTAATGTATTTTCTGTTACTACCACAAAAGCTCTTATTGATAAGGATTTATTAGCACAATTGCATATAGAATGTCTTATCTTACAGTATCCTATACACAAGATAGAAGAAATAAAGAAAGCGACTTATCAAGAAGAAATAGACTGGTTAGTTCGTAATACTGAGCGCAATTCTTTCATCAAAACACTTGCTAAAAGTCTTAAAGGCAACACCCTCCTATTGTTCAATTTTGTGGAGAAACACGGATTGCCTTTATTTGAAGATCTACAGAATGAATGCTCTAAGAAATCGTATTTAATATATGGTAGTACACCAACAGAAGACAGAGAAAATATTCGTCAAATAGTAAACAAAGAAGACAACTGTTTGTTGGTTGCATCCTATGGTACTTGCTCAACTGGTATTAACATTAAAAACATCAAGAATATCATCTTTACATCCCCCTCTAAATCAGTTATACGAGTCCTACAATCGATTGGCAGAGGACTTAGGAAAGCAGAGGATAAGGAAGGGGTAACTGTCTATGATATAGGTGATGATTTGCATTGGAAGAAGTATCGTAACCATGCATTGCGTCATTTAGACGCGAGGATTTTTATATATAGTAGTGAGAAGTTTGATTTTACGAAACGATTAATTCGTTTAGGAGGTAATACATGAACTGCAAGATTTTGAAATTAAGAAGTGGTGAAGATATAATCTGTAATCTGGTTCAAAAGTCCAAATTAAAATATGAGTGTATAAATCCATATATGTTTAAATACACCACTCTAGTAAACATTGTAACTGGTGTTCCAATAGAATTAACGACAATAAAGGATTGGTTGGGGTTGTGTGCATCTAAGACTATAATAATACCATCTAATCATATAGTTAGTGTTATTACTCCTTCGAAGGAATCAAAGGATCTATATGTTTCTGAACTAAAATCCCACAAAGAACTAAAGAAATTAGTAGTACCCCATCTACTCCCATCAGTCGAAGTAATAAAGGACATAGTTCCTATTACTAAAAAAACCAAAAAAGAAGATATATTAAACGACGAATCACTTGAAGCTCTCAGTAAAATGTTCAATGATATGATAAACATGTCTCCTGAAGAAAGGGAGAAATTAGAACAAGAATACAATGCTAATGGTGGAGATGAAACTTTCATGACTCCTCAAGATGCATATAATGAAGCATTTCCACCAAGAAAACGCAAAAGTTTTAAAAATATACCAATGATTCAGATGTCATTGATATTTCCACCAGAAGTAATGATTGATCTCATGGAATCTGGTATTCTAAATGTGACTGATATGAAGAGGATAGCAAAAGAAGTAAAGAAGAAAATGAAGTTTACTGGGGACGAAAGGCATCGTCCAGATTTTGGTAATAAGCTAACTGATTGGAATTCTAATCCAAATAGTGATGATTACAAGTAGGGTGCTTAAAGGCCGCTGGGACTATTTCTTCTTTATAACCTACACAGAAAGTGTATATTATGTGTCAAGATAAATCAAGAAAAATCTAGAAATTTCTTGTAATAGTTTTAAAAATCAGTATACTATACCCATGATGAAGAAGAAAGAAACCAAACAATACATAGACAATAATAAATTATTTGATGCTATGCTTATGTGGAAAAAACAAATAAGAGAAGCCGAAGACTGTGGAGAAAAGAATCCTCCAGTATCAGACTATATCGGGGAGTGTTTTTTGAAAATAGCAGAACATTTGTCATATAGACCAAACTTTATGAATTATCCTTTTCGGGAGGATATGGTAGGAGATGGTATAGAAAATTGTATATTATACGCTCATAACTTCAATCCAAAGAAATCAAAAAATCCATTTTCTTATTTCACCCAAATAATATATTATGCGTTTCTCAGAAGAATAGAAAAAGAAAAGAAACAGGCGTATATTAAATACAAGTTTATGAAAATAAACGACGAAGACGGTGAATTGACTAGATGGATAAAGGATAAGGATTTTGAAGAATATAATAGCAAGTATACAAAGTTCAATATTCTAACAGATAATGATATAGAAAAACTAGAACCCAAAAAGAAAAGAAAAGCAAAGAAAAGTAAAAAAAAGAAGTTATTCGACGAGTGATATGAAAATCGCATTGATAAATGATACGCATTTTGGTGTAAGAAACGATTCTGGTTTCTTTCTAGAGCATAGTCTGAATTACTATGAGAATGTATTTTTTCCATATATTATAGAAAACAATATAACAGAAATCATACATTTAGGAGATTTTTTTGATCGTAGAAAGTATATAAATTTCAATACTCTAAAAGAAGTAAGAAAACGGTTTTTAGAGAAAATACCCAACAATTGTAATTTTCATATTATAATAGGAAATCACGATACCTATTTCAAAAATACAAACGAAGTGAATTCCCTGAAAGAATTGTTTCGGGGGTATTCAAATATTAGTCTATATGACACTCCGACTGAAATAGAAATTGATGGACTAAAAATCTCGTTAATACCTTGGATCAACGATACTAATAGTGTTGAATATGTTAACTATATAACTTCCTGTTCATCCTCTATACTGATGGGTCATTTGGAAATAAAGGGGTTTGAGGTCATAAGTGGTGTTAAACACGAAATAGGGTTAAACAGAAAAGTACTAGAAAAATTCGAAATGGTGATCTCTGGTCACTTTCATATGAAACAATCTAATAAAAATATACATTATCTGGGTGCTCAATATCAGTTGAATTTTGGAGATGTTGGGTGCATCAAAGGATATCATGTATTAGATACCGCTACAAGAGAACTAGAATTCATAGAAAATGAAAGTAGATTGTTTCATATATTACGGTATGATGATTCTATTCTTTCTGAGGAAATTTTGGACATTGATTTTGCTAAATATACCAACAGTTTTATTAAAATAATTGTTAAGTGTAAGAGCAAACCATTTATATTTGATAAATTCATAGATAAAATATATGGTCTCGATACTCAAGAAATAAGTATAGTAGACGATTTTACTGAAAAAACAGAAAATATTAACATAGATATATCAGAAGACACAATAAGTCTTATAAATAAAGAGATCGATACTCTACACAATGATTTGAACAAAGATAAACTAAAAGTGATTATTAAAAATTTATATATGGAGGCATTATTATTATGACAGCATTACAAACACAACCAGAAGTTCTACCACAAACAGAAGTTGTTCCGACACCACCAACTCCAAAAGTAGTGGAACCACCTTCGTCCTATGCAACATATCCTGGCGCATATTATATCGATCCTGAAACCAAGAAATCAGTAAGATCTGTTCCTTCTAGATTTATGGAGACAAAATCATTTGTAGCAAAATCCCCCATCGCAGGCCTTGGTTGTTTTGCTAAATCTGATATAAAATCTGGAGAGTTCATAGAGGAATGCTCGGCGATATTGACCGATACCACCACCAAACACAATAAGGATTGGGTGATCACTCAATATTTCTTCACATGGCCGTGTGAGCACGATGATCCTATTTGTAATAAAAACGGATCTACTTATTTTGTTCCAACTGGAAATGCATTGTTGTATAATCATTCAGATACTCCAAATTCATATTGGATATATGACAAGGCAATGAAACGAATCATATTATCTGCGTTGCGTGATATCAAGGAAAACGAAGAACTAACTTGGTATTATGGTCATGGATACGCATCTAAACTTAGAGGAGATAAACCAGGAAAATGTGGATCGTGTGAACAACGACAAAAAGAAATGTTAGAAAAGCAAAAACTTAAAGACGCGATAGGTGGAGCAGACCAGATTAATCCCATCATAGGTTCGTCTACTCCTATGCTTGGTGGTTTTGCCCCGACTAAAGAACATATAGAAGAGAAGAAAAAGCAATTAATCAAGGATTGGTTTGACAACAAGGAAAAAGAAAAATCAGTACCAGAAGATTCTATAGAATTTAGATCTATGGTTCTTCCTGAGAAAAAACTAGATGATACTATTCAAGAAGGTTAAGTTTAAGAATTTTGGTTCATTTGGTAATGTAGTTACAGAAATTAGTTTAGATAAGAATTCTACTACATTAATTTGTGGAAATAATGGAAGTGGAAAGTCTTTTGCCTTTCTGGATTCTATTACCTATGCTCTTTTTGGAAAATCCTTTAGAAAAGTCAATATACCACAACTTGCAAATAGTATTAATACTAAAAATTGCTTAGTTGAAATAGAGTTCTCTAAAGGAACTGATACTTATATAGTAAAAAGAGGACTGAATCCTAAACTCTTCGAAATATATAAAAATGATGTATTACTGAATCAAAATTCTAGTAGCATAGATTATCAGAGAATACTAGAGGATTCTATCCTCAAGATGACTTATAAGACCTTTACTCAAGTTGTAATCCTTGGTAGTTCTTCATTTGTTCCGTTTATGCAACTGTCTGCAATTGACAGACGATCTATTATAGAAAATATTTTAGATATTGATGTTTTTTCTAATATGAATGTACTTCTTAAAGGAAAAATGATGCAACTTAAAGAAGTACTTAGAAATTTACACAATAAAATAGAAGTACAAAACAATAAAATTGAAACACACAAACAATACTTAGAAAAAATTAAAGAAAACACAGAGACATATAAAAAAGAAATCGATGATAATATTAGTAGGTTGAATACTTCTATTTGTAAATTGACAAAGGAATATGATGATACCACCACTGATATTGCTAGATTAACAGAAAGTATCAAGTCTAAAAATTCTGTTAAGCAACGAATAGAGAAAACTAAAGACATTCGTTCTAAATTTCTTGGTAATATTACCAATTTGACCAAAAAGATAGAATTCTATTCTGAAAATGATAATTGCTCGATGTGTTATCAATCCATAGCAACTGATTTCAAAAACACAGAAATAGAGAATCATAAAACTAAAAAAACAAAACTAGAATCTGCTTTGACGGAATTAATTCTAGAAGAGACTAAAATAACTGAAGAATATAACATCATATCGGAGAACATAGATAAGATTACTTCGTTGCAGATATTAATTGGTAAGAAAGAAGCAAATCTAGATAACAATAAAAAACAAATACAAGAGTTGACTACACAAAAGATTAATAAATTAGAACAAGATAAGAATATAGAAAATGAAGAACAAGTGATGGTATCTCTAAAGGTCGATTTAGATAAATTGATAACAGAAAAGGATTCAATAAAAGAAGATTTGATTTATAATGAAACAGTATCAGATCTATTAAAAGATTCGGGAGTCAAGAGTAAGATAATCAAATATTATCTACCACATATAAATTCTTATATTAACAAATTTTTAAGATCTATGGACTTTTTTGTTCAGTTCCAATTAGACGAAAATTTTAACGAAGAAATTAAAAGTAGAAACCGAGATGTATTTTCCTATGAAAATTTCTCAGAGGGAGAAAAGATGCGAATCGACCTTTCTCTTTTGCTTGCATGGAGGGAAATAGCAAGAGCTAAAAACAGTGTCAATTGTAATTTATTGATACTAGATGAAGTGTTTGACTCTTCTTTGGATAATGTCGGAGTCGAAGAAGTGATGAAATTGATAAGTAGCATAAGTACTGGATCTAATATATACATAATAAGTCACAAATCAGATCAATTAGTCGATAAATTTAAAAATATTATCACTTTTGAGAAAAAGAACAATTTCAGTAAAATGATAATTCATTAGACCCCTTGCATTCTGTGACAATAGATGGTACACTACCCCATATGAATCGCAAAAAAACCACACCAGTCGAAGTCAGTAAATCGCAACCCCTCTTTGGGACACAAGAATATGAGAAGGAATTTTATTCTCAATATATTAAATATGTCCAAACGATATCAGATAATGAGTGCAAAAGATATGTATTGTCTTATGTGAAATCACTCAATAAAGAGGTTGAACTATATGATCAATTACAATCAAAAGAATATGCCCCATATGGTATTCATATTAAGATGCAGAACGACGGAATTCTTCTGCCAGAATCCGAAAAAATCTCTTTAGATAATTTTATTAAAAATCTTGAGAAAACTAGTAACGAAAAATTGGTCAAAAAGCAACAAAATAAAACACTCAAACATTCTGTTGAGTTGAAAAAGATCAATAAGCTCCTTGGAGATATAGAAGAATATAAAGATATTCAACTAGAATGTATCCTGAAAAATAAAAAAATAACAGGAGACATATCTTCTATTATTATCTCTCATAATATACATCCCTCGGTTTATTCTGATTTCATAGATATCGTGACTGTAGGATACACAACTCAGATCAATGAACTTACATTAGCCAAAAATAAAAAGGATGATATTTTAGTAGAAGCATATTCCTATCTTGCACCGAAGCAATTGAAATCCTATATAGATTTTCTCAAAAAATTACAAACTAATATAGTTTCTTCTAGGAGTGTGTCTACTAGAAAGGTCAGGACTATAAAGGCAAAGACACCAGACAAACTTGTTAAAAAACTCCAAATACAAGAAAAGTGTGACAATCCAAAATTGACCTCTAGGAACAAAACAGATTTAATTGGAGCCAATGTTGTTTTTGTTTATAATACAAAAACCAGATATATGATACGGTACTTTTCAAATGAAGGTATTACTGTTAAAGGATCCACCCTTATCAACATACTGCCCACTAATGCTAGAATGAAAAAGATCAGAAAACCAGAAATTGTATTTTCTTCTCTTAATCCAACAAACGCTGTATTCATGGATAAGTTATGGAGTTCTATAAAAACCAAAGAATCCTTAACTAAAACACGAATTAATAAGTGCTGTGTGGTCTTGAGTTGTCTAAATATAAAGCAGTAATGGAAATCAATAATATAAAAAAGACAACAGGTGTCAGGACTACACCGTGGATCAGAGGGGACTTTGTTCTATACAAGGACAGGATCTTTGAACTAAAAGGTATTCCTAGTTATTTTGCCAATCCATCGAAAAGAGATAAATTTTGGGTGGAACATGCATTACCAATTCGAACCTTAACAGATACTTCTGCCCCAAAGGGGATCAAATTTTTAGGGGATCGTTGGTACAATCCGACAACAGGCGTGATATATGTCTATACTAAAAATCAAAGCGAAACTGGTGAATACAACTATATCTGGTTAGCATCTTGACATTTATGAATTAATATGATATGATGGTTTTATGATTCTAATAGATAATAGTCAAATCGTTATTGCAAGTATTTTTCAGTCATTTAGGGACAACCAAGTCATTAATGATGATTTTGTTCGTCATCTTGTTCTTAACTCATATAGAATGTTCAAAAATGAATTTTCTCACAAATATGGGGAACTTGTCATATGCAATGATTCTGGTAATTATTGGCGAAAACAAATATTTCCGTTCTATAAGCAAAATAGAAAAACTCAACAACTCAGATCTGGTATTGATTGGTCTAGTGTAACCAATAGTTTGTCTTTGATTCGTAATGAAATTATAGACGTATTTCCTTATAAAAACATAAAACTAGATACTGCTGAAGCAGACGATATTATTGCTAGTTTAACTAAGCAATATCATAATACAGAAAAAATCTTAATCGTCTCTAATGACAAAGATTTTCAACAACTTCAAGTGTATCCAGAAGTAAAACAATATAGCACAATCCAGAAAGGCTATATTGTCTGCGACAATCCTGGATTATTTTTGAAAAATCATATTTTATCTGGAGATCCTGGAGATGGTATTCCGAATATCCTTTCTGTAGATTCTTGTATTGTAGATAAAGACAAGAGACAGACCAGACTTACTAAAAAGATTAGAATGGACATCCTTTCTAACCTAGAAACTATAGAAACTAGTAAATATTCAACCAATTGGAAAAGAAACAAAACTCTTATTGACTTTTCTAGTATTCCACAAGACATAGAAGATGAAGTAATTAGGCTATATGAACAGAAAACAGAATCAAGGGGCAGTATATTGGACTATATGATTGAACACAAACTTAACAATTTAATCGGAAGTATTTCGGAGTTTTAATGAAACCAGATTATTATAAAAAAAATACCGATGATCAGTATCGTAAGAAGAAGTCCAAATCTACAGGGAACAAAGAAAAGAAAGCTAAAAAGAATAAAATCCGTGGAGATTTCAGAAATCATGTACAAGATTTTCTTGACAAGCGTGATGATAAAGACTATAATATAAACAAGGAATAGACAATGACAACAACCAAAACACAACCGTTTAATTTAAGTAAGCAAACTATGGGAATCTTGAAGAACTTTTCTTCACTCAATTCCAACATACTGGTAAAACCAGGAAATGTAATCAAGACCATTACTCCATCGAAGAATGGAATGGCAGAAGCAATCGTACCAGAAGATTTCCCTGTTGAGTTTGGTATCTGGGACTTGAATCGATTCTTGGGAGTGATTAGTCTTTTCACTTCCCCGTCTCTTGCATTCGGAGACAAGAGTGTAAAGATCACTGATGGAAACGCAAATACCGTCATCAATTACTTCTATTCTGAACCAAGACTTTTGACTGTTCCAACAAAGAGTGTCAATATGCCTCATACGGATATTGTTGTGGTGATTACTGAAAAGATGTTCGCAGACTTGCAGCGTGCCGCATCTGTAATGCAACTCCCCGATCTCTCTATCCAGAGTGACAATAACAACATCATTGCAGTTATCTGTGATATTGCAGATCCTACTGGTAATTCATACAAGACAGTTCTCAAATTTGATCGCACAGAAGAAACCAACTTTAGATTGAATTTCAAAATTGATAACTTAAAAATAGTTCCAGGAGACTACACCATTTCCTTCTCAAAGAATGTTGTGGGTCAATTCACACACAATACATTAGCTTTGAAGTATTGGTTTGCAATGGAAACTACCTCAACTTACGAGGACTAATATGATAATTTCAAACGACTTTCTTTGGGTCGAAAAGTATCGTCCCAAAGAAATTAAAGACTGTATTCTTTCGTCTTCGTTGAATACCACATTCACCGATATGATTACAAAGAAGGAATCTCAGAACCTATTGTTGTTTGGTGGTGCGGGGGTGGGTAAAACCACTGTTGCAAAGGCAATATCCAACCAGATTGGTGCAGATTGGATAATGATCAATTGTTCGGAAGATGGTAATATAGACACTCTTCGGACTAAGATTAGACAGTTTGCAAGTACTATATCTTTGACTGATTCCAAGAAAATAGTCATTCTCGATGAGTTCGACTATAGTAACGCAAGTTCTATCCAACCTGCACTTAGGGGTGCTATTGAGGAATTTGCAAATAACTGTAGGTTTATCCTCACTTGTAACTTCAAATCTAGGATCATAGAACCCATACATTCTAGATGCACAGGTATAGATTTTACCATCCCTAAGTCAGAAAAACCAGCAATTGCAAAGAAGATCCTAGAACGATGTATGTTTATTCTGGACAACGAGGGTATAAAATACGACAAGAATATATTAAGTCAGTTGGTGTTGAAGCATTTTCCAGATTTTCGTCGTATAATAAACGAGTTGCAGCGGTATTCTGTCTCTGGTAGTATAGATGATGGTATATTATACAATCTGGGTGAGTTAGAGTTGAAGCAGGTCATTGTAGGATTGAAGAATAAAGACTTCGCAGTAGTGAGGAAATGGGTCGCTTTGAACAGTGATATGTCCCCCATAGAGGTCTTTAGGCGGGTCTACGATGGGTTATACGAGGTTCTTGTGCCAACATCCCTTCCACAGGCGGTTCTAACTATAGCTGAATACCAATACAAGTCAGCTTTTGTTGCCGACCAAGAGATAAACTTGATGGCTTTTTTTGTAGAATTGATGATGAACTGTGAATTTAAGTGATTTCTTAACCTCTATCAACACCTCAAAAGAACCCCTATTAGATAAGGATCCGACTGGGGAAAAGGAATATCTACCATTTGTGGTTAATAAGTGCCTTTCTTATTTTCCAGACACTATATTCTATGCAAATCAGATGAATATATTATCGGATTTGGGTAAAAAATTACAATATGATTACCTGCGTCTTTCTGTAACAAAACGCAAGAGGTTTAGTAGATGGTTCAAAGAAGATAAAGATGATGATATTCAAACCATAAAAGAATATTATGGTTATTCTTCAAGCAAAGCAAAGGGTGTTTTATTGTGTTTAAAAGAACAGGACTTGATAGAAATGCGAAAATCATTAGAAAAAGGGGGGTCTAAAACCAAAAAACTATAAATACTATAGATTATGGATAATATTGATGAAAATGATATTTTTGAGGGGTTAGGTGTAGAAATTTTACTAAAGTCCAAAGAAGACTTTTTAAAAGTAAAAGAGACACTTACCAGAATAGGAATTTCCTCTAGAACAGAAAAGAAATTGTGGCAAAGTTGTCATATTTTACATAAACGTGGAAAATATGCAATAATGCATTTCAAAGAAATGTTTATCCAAGATCTTCTTCAGATATGTCACTGGAAAGACCATCTAGGATAAACATTTCAAAGAAATGTTTATCCTAGATGGTCTTTCCAGTGACATATCTGAAGAAGATCTTGGCAGAAGAAACACAATAGTTAGATTATTAGTAGAGTGGGGGTTAGTTCTGCCGGTAGATGAAGAA